AACACGCAAAGGACTTGGTCAGTTATGACAGCGTACTCAAAGATGAGGACGAACACACAGACAAAAACAATTTCCTGAAGAATGTTTTCCTGGTGGAGAAGTTCGCAGAACAGAATCAATGCAAGACGTTCCATTGCTTTGCCCAAGACTCCTATCACGAGCACATGCCTGGCCTTAATGTTCTAGACAAATACACAATCAAGAACTGCTGGCCATACTGGGACAAGTTCGAACAGCGACAGCAACACAAGGAACCGGACCTAGCCAGTGACGGAGAACACTACGGTGCCAGTCATCACAAGAGATTCGCAGAACTCTTTATCGACAGATTTAAAAATAAATTAAAATAGGTTTAGTCTTTGCCCAACAGTTGGCTCCTGGATATCCAGGTCTTGCCCAGTTGTGACCTAGTGCACCTCTCCAACATCTCCTTGAATACGGGATCCTCTAGTGGAGGCAGTTTGGATTGGAAGTCCGGTAGCACTCCCCAGTCCTCTATCAGCGAGAAGTTGACCCTGTCGGCACCATAGCGTTCGCCCAGTGCCAGCATGTCGTCCATCTCGTGATGGTTGTCTTTCTGCACTACGAAGTAAAGTATGAACTTGAAAGCGTGCTTCTGTTTGGCCTCCGCGATGCTTTGGAGGTTCTCGTTGACCTTGTCCCAACGACCGCCCAGCCTCAACTTCTCATAGGTGTCTTTGCTGGCACCATCTATGCTCACACCAAGTTCGTTGAGGTTCCGTATCACGTAGGGAACACGTGGGTGGAACTCCCGGAACATTAGTGCGTTGGTCAGTATGGAATATTTTATGTTATCCCTCTCCGGTGTCTGGTCCATGAAGTATCTGTACACGTGTGATGCGAATGGATCCCCATCAGATCCTATGTGCACCTGTATGGGTTTCTCATGGGTCTGTAGCCATTCGTTTATCCTGTCCGCAAGCCTGATGCCCAGGTTGTATGCGGAGCCCTCCCGGTGGAATATCAGGCCCTTCCTACAACTGGGGCACCGTAGATTGCAACTGTCGTCTATGGCCAACCGGAGATGCTTTATGCCACCTGTGGGAGCATCGAACGAATTGGTCTTTATGTAGGTGCACTGTTTGTTGTTGCAGTACCTGTATGTGCCGTCCGCTATGGAGTCCTGCAGGTGTCTGTGCATGTTGGATCCTATGATCTCTGACAGTGTTTCTATCTGCAGGTTGCCGATGCTCTGTGGCAACCAAGCGGTGCACTCACAGGCGTAGCATGAACCTTGCTTATCTATCAGCACAGTGTCATAGGGCCTCCCACATATGCTGTTGATCTTGAGGTCCTTGTCCGTGTCGATGCCGTAGTGATCGAACAGTCTTGTGTTAATCATCTCTTGGGGTCGGTCAGCATGTCCAGTGTTATGACCACGTCATCAGGTATGGGGTTTGTGTCCTTACCTACACTGCTTTTTTTCTTCTTGCGTCTCCGCTGATCACGTTGGTGTTGCTTGTGCATCTTCTTGGCACCCCTGGTGCTCTTGTAGTCGTAGTGAATGCCCATGATTGTGCCTCCTGTTGCTATCCATAATTATACACTACAAAGAGTGTTGGGTCAATTTCGTTGGTAATATAAGTTGCACTCGGCGGTTGTCATCTAGATAAACATGCCTTACAATCCGGAGCGGTCTCTAGGCCAGTGATCGCACTTCAACCAAATAGACAAATTAAATACAGCCATGCAAGTGATCACACGTGGCCTGGACAACATCCAACAACACATATTACGACCTAGTGTGGAACGCAGTTACACAACAACAGTATTTAACAGTGGGCGGGCCAGCCGCACTTACAATTACAGGGAGCCTGAAATTAAGCAATACGTTTTCCAGAATGCACGGGCGATATCGGGATCGCAAACGGGACAGTACCCGGGCATCGTATGTGGACACGACTTCCACATAGGAGACTTCGGCAAGGGCAACAAGGCCTCACGCTCAAATTCACCATTCTGGGATATGCTCGATCCCAAGCACATGGGCAAACAGATCGACCTGCACCTAGAGGACAAGAGGACGCACACGTTCACGGAACCGGTCAACGTGGTGTTCAACCTGGGCTTCTACTACCATTGGTTCTACGAGGACCTGGCACTGTTCACGTTGATGAGGAACAACGACCACAAGATCATCACTCGTGAACTGACAGGGTACCAGAGGGAGTCACTGGAGAGCATGCCTGACATCAAACAGCGCATAGTGGAGTTGCCCGCACCGTGGATAGTGGAGGCACCCGAGATACACACCTACACCAAGCCTGACAGCGGCCAAGGTGCCACGGGACACTGGGTCGCGCAATTCCTCAGGGAGACCTACAGGCCCCGATCGGCCCGACCACACAGGCGCATCTACATCAGCAGGAACTCGGACTCCGCCGCACGTGGGGTGGACAACGAGGCCGAGGTGCGTGACTACCTGGAGGCACGTGGGTTCGAGTACTTCCAAAGTTTCGCACGCCTGGATCTGCAGGCCAAGGTGGACCTACTGCACGAGACCAGCGTGGTGGTCAGTGCCGCTGGCAGTAACCTCAGCCACGTGTACGCCATGCAACCGGGCACACGTGTGATAGATTTCAACCACCAATTCCTAACTGGCGTGGAGCACTGGTACAAGAGCGTGGGCACGGTGGCCCAACTGGCGTGGACCAGTTGCGGAATGCAGACCGGGTCAGCCAGTGGCCGAGCGAGGACCAAGAACAACAACATGATAGTTGACACGGCACTGCTGGGCGAGGCCATTGGATGAACTGGAGACAGCAACAGGCGGACCAGACCTATGCGTTCGCGAGACAGCACATGACACGCTTCCGCACAGCGGTGGACATAGGCTGTGACGTGTTCGAGATAACGGCACACCTGGCACGTGAGTTCACACACACGCACTGCTTCGACTTCAGGGACAAGTCAGCACAGATGCACAAACAGGTGGAGGATCCCACACTAGTGACGTTCCACCACACAGCACTGGGAGACACAGAGTCCACACGATACAGCAAACCGGGAGTGGGTAGGATCAAAAGCGATGCTCCCATGGGCAACAGCACCATGCCGGTGCGGGTCAACACGCTGGACAGTTATACACTACGGGACGTGGACTTCATAAAGTTGGACGTTGAAGGCTACGAGACACGTGTGTTGCAGGGAGGCATGGAGACCATCCAGCGTGACAGTCCTGCCATACTGTGTGAGATCAACAGGGGGGACTTCTCCGCCAGGCAACTTCTGGAAAGTATTGGTTACAAGTGTGTGGACACATACCTCAAAGAGGGCACACCGCATGACTACATGTTCGTAAGGTAGAAGGTCAAGGTCGGCTTTACGCTTTTACGCTTCCGCGTATTCTAAAAAAAAACGCTTTTGGCAAAAAATAACGCTTACGCCTTTGGCTAAAACTTGTCCCACTGTAATGGTTGCTGTGTCCATTTCACTATTGATTCTCCACCGAACACATTTTTGTATTTGTTATTGCCAGACTGATGCACAAATATCTGATACCAACCCCATTCGCTACCGTTTAGTTCTTGCTTTTCTTTGAGAGTCTCTACATGCTTTAGTCTGTCCCTCGGATGGAACTGTATATGATCCCATATCCGCCACGGACAGCCAGGTGCGTCATAGGCCTGCTCTTCTAGTTTATGTATGGGTGTAGGATTACCGCCCTGTGCTTGTCCTGTGTTGAAACCTATAACCCACCCTTCCATGGCCAGTTCTAAATAAGGTTTGAAATCAACTTTGGTTGATACCAACGTGTCCCATCGTAGTCTTATTATTGTCGTGTACTTGTCTGCTAAACTTTTCACTAAATCGTTATGTGACATAATTTGATTTGGAGAAGTCCAAAACTGTTTGAACAACTCCGGCTTCCTGTACATCTTGCCGTTTGGCAGTTGTGTCTGTTTGCGGAATATTGGACAATCCGGTTTTACTTTCACGTCTCGCATGCAATGATAGTTCCATTCGGGTTCAGGAGTATATAGGCAGTTGTCTACGTTGGGTTTTGGATATCCTTCCCATTGGTGGTAAAAAAAATCATATTCGCCAAAAACTTTCTTCTGTAGTGCTATCACTTTCTCGAGCTCTGGAACGTTACTACTGATACCACTGACACATACTGCTATCATCTGTACCACTCCTCTTCAATCACAATGTGTGGTAGTTTGTGTATGCACTTCCCCGATTCATCCCACACATGCCATTTCTCTTTAACGCCCCAATAATAATTGTGTTCGTCATCTAGATTGTTAGATAGCATCGCGTGTTTTTTGTCCTTTAGTTCTTGCCAGTTCCTTCTGAAATCTATCCATTTCAGTTTACATATGTCTATCAGTTTTAAGTTGTGTAGGCAGGCATCTTTCCATGTTGATTGATCACACTGTGCTAAGAAATTGTTTGCTAGGCTAGTGAGACCTGTTTTAGTTGGATACCATTTATCAACGTTGAAGATTTTTTTCATAAGATCCACTTTGCTAAAATTGAATAAGTCTCCAAGACTCTGCTGTGTCAGACTAGTCTGTTGGGTGACTAGCATTTTTTTATCTTCTAACTGATCTTGTGCAAATACAAAAACATTGTCTAAATTATGCACGGTGTCGCAACGGGATTTCAAAACATATTCAAACCCTTTTTTCTGTATGTACTCGAGGCCTAGGGATACTAGATGAGGATGGCCTACATTTATATCTTTCTGTATGATCTGCGAAGGCCAAATTATGTGGTCGCAGTATTGTTCTATGTTTGGCTGTACGCCGTGTCCTGTCACAACAATGTATGCATCAGGATTAAATTGTCGCCAGTGTTTTAAAGCAAACTCTACTTTGTCTATCTTGTCTTTCTCTCCATTATGTATAAAGACGTGCGAAAGTAAAATACACTGTTGCATTAAAATTTATCTCCGAATGTTTCTAGGTCCTTACTAAAATGTTTAGATACATTTTCAATTGTTTTGTCATCCTTGTAATATTTTCTATAATTTTTATCTCTGTTGGTTTTCCTGAATCGATGATTAAAATCCTCGCTTCGATAATTTATACCCACGGTCTTAAAGATGAATTGTGTTTCTTCACTGAAGTTTTCATATCTAGCAATATGATCCACTGCTTGTACACCGTCTACGTGAGTGTAGTAGGTTGTTGGTTGGAAATGTATTTCATTGGCCCACTCTGTATCAACAAAATTTTTAGAGAAATCCTCCCACGATTTAAATTGTTTTGCGAGATTCTCACTCCACGTTCTCAGATGTGCCTTATCTTGGGAGAAGTCTATCCACGAAGACACAAGTCTGTCAAACGGATTTCTATGGTATGCAAACTTGTAGTAGCCTTCCACGTCCTCCTCTTTTTGTATTTTAGATATAGGGTAATGGTACTTTTTCATTAGCCATGCATGACCTTTAGGTTTATCAAACTCGCCTGAACGTTTGAAATACTTTGATAGTGTTGTTGAACCAGTCTTTGGCACACACACGAAAACGAACTTACGTTCGTGATTTACGATCATAACAGTTTGTGGAGTCTTGTGAAGTGTCGTCCACCATCAAACGTAGACTTCAGTAATGTTTCAATAAGGCTTTGTATCTTTGCCTTGTCCATATACCCGGACGGTACAGCTATATGATTTGCACAGTTGTGTTTGATTGCATACTCAGCCGTGTAGTCGTCAAAACACAGTGCAGATATTATGCCATCTACCTTGTTAGCAGTGATGTTTGCACCCTGGCCTGACCTACAGAAACTTATACCATGTGAACAATCATTTGTCTCGATCAATTTGGTCACCTGCAAAACATAATCCGGATAGTCACATGCCTTGTCGGTGTAAGTGCCAACGTCTATGTAAGGTATCGCTAGATTGTCAAGTATGTCCTTGCATTGTTTCTTTGCTAGGAATCCACTGTGGTCACTTGCAAGTGCAATCGGCTTGTCGCCAAATCTTGTAATGACACGTTTACAGAAAAATTCAAACTGGTGTGGTGTGCCCAGCACGTGCATTTTCTCTGTGTTGGCGGCTGTAATTTTTAATCCATCTCTTATCATCAGATTGTACATAGGTGCTATGTAAAATTCATTCTTGTACATTATTTCATTTTGAATCATTTCGTCTGCATACTTTAAGAATGTTTTTCCAGATTTGAAATGATAAAGACCAACGTTTGCTTCTTTGGATATTACTTCTTTCTCTACCACGTTGGTTACTATACCTTCCTCGTCGTATTCGGAGTAACTGTGGTCGGGACTATTTGCAGTAAACGTCAACAGGAAGCCATCACTATCATTGCTGATGGTGTCAGGATTGAATACTGGACCAAAGTGTACATCTGGTGTGTACACAATCAATGGCAAGTCGTTGTTAATATGTTCTCTAGCCAACGTACAAGTCTCCAATGCACCTCTTGTGACTTTGTCTAATTTTACGATAGTAATATCTTCACCAAACTTTTGTTTCAGTATCTTATCAATACTAAAGTTATACACATGGTCTACCCTCACCATGAAAATTAAATTGCAATACTTTGTGTCAATGGAGTCCATTGCCCAGTCTATGACGTGTTTATTCTTTGCTAATATCAACGCTTTAGGCATTGTGTAACCTGCATCGATGAATCGTTGGGCCTTGCCCGCTATTGGCAATAGTAGATTATATTTTTTCATTCTCGGTCCTTATTAACTTACTTGTTGTGTCGTGTGCGTACTCTTGTATTTCTTCTATCTGTAATCCTAAATGTAATCCATACAAGAAACTGCTGGCAAACATATCTCCTGCACCGAGAACGTTGCTCTTAGGTACAAACATGCTGTCATCTATTTTGTAATTTGTTTCGTATCTGCCATCTGATACCACACTGCTTTTGTTTGTATGCAGTATAACATATCCTTTCGTGTCCTTGCACATTGTTTTTAGATCCGCATATGCGTCCTCGTCGGCTATGAAAAAATAATCTATGTGTTGTAATAAAGAACAGTCAACCCTGGGTCCTGCACACACGTCAGCAGATATAACACCTGTTAGGTCTTTCAACCAACTCACATCAAGTAATTTGTTGATGTACATCGCGTGTGATATTTTAGACTGTTGTATGATTGGTGTGTTTGTCTTGATGTCAGGAACAAAGTTTGAATATCTTGTACTTGAATCTCTGTCTATGTAAACTATTGCTTCTCCTATACTTGTAGGACACATTCCTATATCCAATTCTGGTGCTATATGTTTGAAAGTTCTCCACATGTTTGACATTGCACCAAGAGTTTGTTTTTCTTCAAACCCATCAAAAATTCTATCCACGGTCATGTGTCCGTAAAGTGTTATGTCATGCATTAGAATTTCTCCTTCTCATCTAGTTCATATACTTTCTTAAGATGCTCGTCGAATTCCGGGGTGGGTATAAGATTTTCTGTTTGTAATTGGTCTAACAGGTGCATAACAAAATTCTCACCGCTATTTGCATCAATAGGGTCTGCGTATGATTGCACAGTCATCTCACTGTTCATTGGGCAGTAAGCATGATCTAGTTTCTTCATTATCTCTATATCAAAAATGTCATCCCCCGCATACACAATTTCATTCAGTTTACACTTGTATTTTTTTGCTAGGTCATCTATGTATTGAGATTTGTCTGTGTGTTTTCCGTCTTTACGATTTACTATGCAAGGTATGTTTCTGTTATTTGCGATGGACTCATTAAAAGGATCGCCTGTTAGAAACACAACGTGAATATCCATTGCTCTTAATCTCTTGATGGCAGTCCAATCTTTGTCGCAGAATGTCTTCATTACTACATCGCCGTCTCGGTTGTAATACTTCTTGCCATCTGTTAACACGCCGTCAACATCTAATACAACTAACTTAATCATTAAATTTCTCTACGTAGTCAGAGCATACGCCTGCAAACTTCTGAACATCACCTGGATGTAGTTTTTCTGGATGAACAGCAATAGTGTACTTGCCTCCTGGTTGTCCAGGGTACGCCCAAATCCAACCTTGGCTAGTCATTACATAATCATCACTTTTATGATAGAAACAATGTATGGCTAACGCTGTCATGGCCTGTAAGGCATTGAAACTTTTTGCATGACACCATAACGGATTATCTCTTAAAAATTCTATTGATACCGCTTCCTGTGGTTCGTCATGTCCTAGGTAAAATTGTTTACCATCAAATTTGCATACGTCTATTTCGCAATGGTAACCTTGTGTTAATGCATCCTTGATGTATGGTACTGTGTTTTCTTTTTCAGGATTGACCCCGTTCGTGTTACCTCTGTGTGCTATGAGAATCATTATGTGCTTATTTAATGATCTCGAATTAGTTGGATAGATATTTCTCCAAACGGAAACCTTTGGAGTCATAGCACTCCACATGGTCTGAATTGTTGCTGTGTCTTATCGTGCCTTGTCCCCACACCACATCATGGTCGCTGTATGCGAATGCTTTCTTTATGGTAACATCTATGTACTGTCCATTACCAACACCCAACGTAAGGAACGTGACGTATCTACCTTTGTCTCCCCTGAACACTCTACCATTGGCTATCATTCCTGCGAACTCCACCTTGTCAAGGTAAAGTTCTTTCACATACATACCTGGCATGAAGTTATTATCACTCCACCAACCATACTTCCTGTATTGGAATTCAGGTGTGTCCCACTTGTCAGACTTGCTTGGTGTGATAACATCTATGCCAACTCTTTTGGCTTCGGTCCTGTACACCCAACGTTTGTAGGATCCTTGGCAGTGTTTCAAACAAGACTTCCAGAACTTCTCTGGGTTATGTGCCTTCTGGTACGCCAACGCCCATATCAGTCTACCCAGATTCACAGCGTGTGCCCTACACAGACCGAACCCTGACAAGGACTGTAACATTGTTATGATCTCATCTTTGCGTGGATGGTCGCCAAGCCTCGATATGAACTCCATTATTCTTTCTTCATTCTTCTTTGCGAATGCACGTCTGTACATGTCTGCTTCGTACTTGTCAATGCCCAGCACCTCTGATATCCTGTCTATGGCATCGTCCTCGTACACTATCGTGTCACTCATACGTTCCTTGCTCCAATCATGGAACATGGTTGCCTTCTTACGTCCGGACACTGCGACTGGTCTTATCAGTGCCGTGCCGAACACACAGTCCTTAACGCTCTTTGGTTTGATTGCCCTGAACAGTCTCCGCATCGCCGGACTCTCTGCCTGTGTCACTCCCAACACGTCTCCTCGACACAAAAGGTCCGAGGTAGCGGCATCTTCCTGCGGGTAGTCTGTTAACTTCATTGTTGGTTCTATCTCTATGAGTTGCGACAAACCACGATTGGCTAAAATGTCCACCTTTAGGTGTTCTAGGTCCTCCACTTCGTTCTTGTCCAGTAGTATTTGATTCTCCGCCGTGAACAGGCTTTTTGGTAATTGTCTTTGAAACATCAGTATTCCTCCGCAGTGTTTTGATATGCATCTCTTCTTGCCTTTCAATTTGTTCTCGATACGTTTGGCTTCTTTGGTGTCGATGCCCAACGAATCATATGTGAACCTGCGGGGTAGGTTACCCTTGGCACCAAGTCTCTTGGCCGCCTCACGCCTTGCTGATTTATCCTTATAGAGCACGTAGTTAGATATCCTAGCACTGCGTCCGGGCCACTTCTTGAAGATTCTCTGCATGACCTCGTCCTGTCGATGATGGGGGAAATCAATATCAACATCAGGTAGGTCGTCCCTGTTTGGGTTTAGGAATCTTGCCACGGGTATGTCCCACTCCACTGGGTCCACATCTGTTATGCCCAGTAGGTAACAGACCAATGACGAACCAGCACTACCACGTGTCATGTGTGGTATGTCTCGTGTCATTGCGATGATGTCACATATTTGGATGAAGTAGTCTACGAAACGTAGTTTAAGGATGATTTGAGTCTCCTCGGCTAGCCTGTGCGTGTATTTCTCTGTGCCTGGACATTGCCTAATGAATCTATCGTACAGCCTTGTTATGTCGTTCAGTTCTTTATCTTTCATTTGCCTATGCTTTTATGTTTGCCTGTTATTGCCTTGAGCAAAGTTATTTATCTACGTATATTATTCTATTAATTTTTTTATAGCAATCCGTTTTCTTTCAAGTATAATCTTATTCTATGTGCGTGTTCCTCTGATCCTTTCTTTCTGCCGGCCGCATGAAAGAAATAAATTTTTGGTTTTCCTCTGAAATGAGCATTTTTAAAGTTGAACCAATCGTCCATTTTTTCCGTTAGCACACCGCTTCTGATGTTTGCCCAATTCAGTATTTCTCCATCATGATGATCTTTGAACTCTTTGAAACGTGCTATGTAAGGTTTCATGATATCTCTTGATTTTTTTGTCAAGATAAACACTCCTGTTTGAAACGCCTTAGATATGACTTCTTCGATAGTGCAGGTCTCTTTGAGTAGTCCATGATAGAATACATCTTGTTGTTTTGGCGACTTGGCGTTTTCTATTCGAGGAGCATGGCAGTATTTGAACGTGTGCAGTTTGGGGTAACAATTAAAGATATTTGGTGCCCACGGTAAGGCAAAGACATCACTATCTACATACATGATTTGATCATACTTTTCCCACCACTCGTCGTCTAGCCAAAGATCGAATCTTTCAAACGTAGGATGTTTCCAATTAATTTTTTTCTTGTTAATTTCAATGTAGTCTATGTCATATTTGTTTGAATATTGTTCAAAACTTTTCCGACTTATTTTGTGCAAAGGCTGTTGCTGAAGCAAGTTATTATAGTTAGGGTCTGCGTATTCAGAAGCAGGAATCCAATATTGAACAATACAATTTTTCATGACAAAATATGTATCTAGTTATTGTTAACATAGACGCCTCGCAATTTACTTTTGGGCACATCTATATCTCTCCCATCACATGCGGCACTGATCACACAGTCATTGCACAACGGCGATCTTGATTTACAAACAAGTTTTGCATGTGTTATCAACCACATGTGAGCGCCGTACTTGTACTTGCTTGGTGTGGTATTATTGACTGTAATAGATGCTTTGCCTTCGTCGAGACTGTCTGCCCAACCAAGACGCCACAACATCCTGAACACGTGTGTGTCCACCGCTATGTGTGGTTCACCAAAAACAAATCTCATCACTATGTCAGAACTCTTACGTCCAACTCCTGGCAGTGTCATCAGATCTTTCTGTGTGGTTGGCACACGTCCATCAAACTTCTCAAGTAGCATCTTACTAGTTGCAAGAATGTTTTTAGATTTAGCATTGAACAATCCTGCAGGTTTGATCGCTTCTATGATCTCTTCCTGTGACAGTTTTAGCATGTCCTCGGGTGTATTGGCCAGTGCAAACAGTTGTCTACAAGCGACTGCCGTCCTCTTGTCTTGACTTTGTGCGGACAACATCACACCTATCAGGCTCGTATAGGCCTTGGAATAAATTTTTGCTTTGGGCTTCCTATTTGAGTAATTTGGATAAAGTGAACTTAATTTCTCGTAGATGTAATCAATGTCATTACTGTTCTTCATCTGAGTGCAGTTCGTTTAATAATTGTCTCAGTTTCCCACCCTCAACTGTGGCTTTCACTTTTCCTATCGTATCGCCTTTTGTAGGATCTGGTACGCTGGGCCTTGCATCACTCGGTGTGCCATCCGCCGTCACCTTTGATGTTTTCTTTAGATTGTCGTATATTGTACTTCTCTGTTTGTCAAACTGTTTGTATTCAGGATCATCTGCAAGATCTCTTATCCTTAAACTGTCAACATCAAACTCCAAATCCACTTTCTGTCCTACACCGCTTGAACTTCTAGTCTTCATGAACTGTATTTGATATCTTCCACGCTCTTTCATAGCTCTGCTTGTGAATATACCAATCACGTTATCTGCTGTTTGTATCTTCGATAGTCCTCCTGATATATGTGAATGATCGAACTCTATCTCTTCAACAGATGCCCTATTCAACTGTGATGCTGTTGCCAGTATGCACTGTTTCTCTACGACCAAGTTTCTTAGTTCTTCTGACACATACTTGTCTTTAATGAACAAGTCTGCAGGACTTATTCTTTTGCTCTTTGGCATCATGAGATCTAAGTAGTCTATCAGTATACAGTCAATTTTTTTCTTGTTCTTTAGTTCAAGTTCTTTAAGATATGTTCTGATGTCAAGCACAGTGCTACCACTAGGCAAATATTTTATTTGCATGGTTCCTGATTTTTTAGCTAACATCTTGACTTTCATCTCAACGTTCTCTATCTCGGGGAACACTTTCTTGGTCGGTATGTTTGTCATCATGGCATCAAGTCTCATGGCAGTGAGTTGCTCACTCAATTCAAATGATATGTAACAAACGTTCAGACCAGCCAGTGCCCAGTTCACCGCAAGATTCTGCAAGAACAAACTCTTACCTGCGCCTGATCCACCTGCAAAGATGTTTAGTTCTCCACGGTTGAAACCGCCAAACAGTTTCTTGTCTAGGTTGTTCCAGCCTGTGCTGATCTGTCCGTTGTTTGCCTTGAGTGCCTCAAGTCTTCCCTTGGGATCCTCAAAGTAGTCTGTACCGAGATCACGTGTCAGTCCCACATTGACTGCATCCTTGACCATGTCCTCGACAGGAGCATAGTCGCCTTTTTCCAACATGTCTGCTGACTGTAGTATCGCACGTTCCAGTGCCTTGTGTCTCGAGAAGGTTTCAAATTCATCCAACAACCAATTGAAATGGCTAGGATCCAAATCCTTTGCTGATTTTAATTTGATATCGTGTTTTGCGTTGACCTGCTCTACATCAGGCATCACTTTGTATTCGTCCATGTAATCCTTGACGAACTTTGCAATTGGTTGCAGTTTACGATCAAACGATTCAGGTTTGAATATGTTCTGTGCCCGTGCAAATGATTCGGCATCTGCAAGAAGCATCTCTATATAAAGTTTCTGTACATCAAATGTGTATTCAGCCATTATTTAAAGAACCTTTTAAATTTATCAATTGATTTTTGTAACGGTGCATAAACTTCTTCAATAAAAACTATGTGTTTAGATAATTTTTTATCTAGCCCATTTATAATTTTTTTCAACTCTTTTATTTCTTTTTTTAAATTTGCAATCTCATTATCCATACATTTTCCTCTTAAGATCTATTTTTAGTTTACTAGATTCTGTTGTCTTCAGTATCGATTGTATTGTAAACAGTCTTCCATATTTTAACACAGCTTCCGCCACATCGCCAACCGTTTTGTCCCATTCTGGAAAAGCAACACTCCATCCAAATTCTATTGCTTGGTTAATCAGTTTTTCTCCTGGTGCATCTCTGTCTGGCACAACAATAACCTGCCTGCCAAGACCATCTATGAGCTCTCGCTGTGTTTCATTTATCTCACTACCAAGGATACTCACACCAGAAACGGTAATGGCATCAAACGGACCTTCTGTAACAATTACAAATTTTCTAGTCCAATCCTGTGCATCCATGTTGAATACGTAGCCTGGTTGTGCGTCTGTGTAGTATTTTACTTTTTTAGATTCTTCAAACATTCTACCTGTGAACCCCACTATATCTCCACGCCAGTAAAACGGGATCAATAATCTTTTATCAACGTCCCAAAAATTATCTGTAGAGTACATGAAGTCATACCAGTCTGCACCTATGCCTCTACTTGCGAGATAATTTAACAACTTATCAATTTTCATTTGATGATCACTTTGCAGTTTTCCCACAGTGTATTCTTCGAGCCACTCCTCTAATCGCCTAGAAGATTTCGGCAGTGATTTTTTATTGAATGTGACAAATTTTTTCTTCTCATATTTTATATCTCCCTCTTCTTCACGCATGGCTTCAATAGCAAGTTTCTTTATGGTATCATCGGGTACACCTATGTAACCCATGAACTGCCTCATCTTGTAGGTAAGTTTTCTACCAATCACGTAAGATGCTTTGAATCCACAGTTGAAACAATGATAACTGACAGTTCCATCCGCACTGGTCATTATGCCGCCACGTTTTTTCTTGTCTGCTGTCTCGCCGTTGTGTACACAACAGGGTGCATTAAATGATATCCAACCGCTGGGGGTTTTCTTTCTGCCCGTAGGCAAACTCGTCAGAATTGTGTTCTGGATCAGGTTCATACCCTATATTTTACTGTCTATAAAGTATTTTGTCAATACGTCCTGTTGTACCGGAAGTCCTATCTGCTACAAATCTCACATTTTGGAAGACACCAGTGAAGTTTAGAGACGAAACACTCGATGCAGAACTTAGAGTAGAAGTGGTAATGGTAAAGTAGTCGTTGTCGGTCGGCGACGTTGAAACCATTGTTCCTTCTACTTTCAGTGTTCCCGAAAAGTTGTTTGGATATATTGCTATGGTATGAAGTGCTTGATTGTTGTTGATTCCCGGTTTTCCATCTATTGCACTTGATGTAAATGTATCGCCGGATAGTGTGAATGCGGACACTGATGTACTGTCTGTGAACTCAGGATAAGCGCCATCTAGCAGTTCGATTGTGCCTGCGGCGGCGTATCCAGTATTTGCATATGTTACTTCTCTGCTTCCATCGGATTTTACTTCTTTCACGGAAAAGTTGTAGAATTTAGCATCAAGTTCTAATAGATCGCCTTCTGTAATTGTACAACTAGCGTCACCTTTAGTGCTTACAGTGGAGCCATCATCTAATATAGTCAATGTTTTAGTCAAAACTGATACTTTGCTCTCTGTATCAATCACAGTAAACTCGTAAGTTTTGGATGTTATGTTCTGAGCCTTCTGGTCCTCGTTCTTAAACGTGAAACTAATAGGATTGGATACCCCCCTGTGTAGTGTTAAACGTCTATCGTACACTTTTGAATTCCTCCCGTGGTAACCACTTACGTAGGCTATTACCAACTGTGATAGTAAATACCTTGAAACTGTTTGCATAGTACATATTTAACAGTATTTATAGATAGAGCATGAACGAAATTTTTAACACACTGAGGGATAAGTTCCCGTTCTTAAGCCTGATAAGGAAGGGTGATCTTGAGTATGTGGGCATAGTGCAGAATGAAGACGCCAATGTGATCAGTTTCTATGACTTTGGTAGATTGATGTTGCCACAGGATAAAATGAAGTTTCTGAAATGTGGCGAAACTTGGTGGCATGAATCCAACCGTAAATTACCAATCAACATATTCCTCAAAGGCGAGTTTAGGTATTTCAGAACCACGCTAGTTACCCTTAATTCAAAAGACATCGAGATAGTACACGGGCCAACTGTGCGTCTTTCAGATATTTCAAAGAAACGGGTCAAGAGAAGAACTATCCAATTGGTAAGAAGACCTACTTAATCTCTGTTTTTCAAAATATTCTTTTCAAAATACTTGGTCAGCGGACTGTCCGCTTGATAACCGTGGTACTCTAAACGCCAAGATGATTTAGGTTTTTGTTTGGATTTTCTTGTGATTTTTTTGCTAGTTTTTTGATGTTGCATCAAAACTATATTTAGCCTTTTGTATCAGATTCATCTGCACCACTATGGCCTGTGCGTATGCGACAGCGTGTGACTTCTTGAAGAAGTATGACCCATCCGTTGGACGCACCCACACCTCTTTCATGATGTCCACCCAGTCCTTGTACATCAGGTGTCTCTTGGCCGGACGAATGATTGCCAGTACGGCCGCAAGTTGTTCTATGGTCTTTGGTTTTAGTTTTGACACTATGTCAAAATGACCATTTAGGTGGAAAAGATTTTCCACGATCTTTGGATCTTTCAGCATGTCCCAATCTGGTTCCTGTATCATCAATTCAACCAGTTCCTGCTCTGACTTGACGTCCTTGTAGATGTTCACGTTCAGGCAGTCTATCTTGAAGTAGCCTCTAGCCTCTGCCTGTTTGTAATCGAGGCTAGCATGTCCTGTCACAGGATGTTCCGGCACTGCATGGAAGTACACGCCTGTTTTGTGTTTCTCTGATTTGCCATCCTTGATTATGGATGCGGATGTGTGCTTGAATAACTTCAGTGTGTTGTCTCTGTCATAGAAATCTATGTCTACGTCAGGCATCAGTGTATGCTTCCTTTCTCCTTTGAATTGTGCTTAATGAATTCCTCCTTGGCCCCAGGTGATAGCAGTTCTACAACGTCAAGCATCTTTTTGTAACCTTCGCTATTTCTCATCTCTTCATTCATCTTCGGCATTATGATCTTTCCTATCGCACCATCTTGCTTTATCGTGATCGCGATATCTCCGTCTTCAAAATCTAGATTCTCTGCAATCTCTAAATTAACTTTAGACAATTTTAGCCTCCCTTGCTGTGTCTTGGACCAACATGAGATCAGCAGGATAACTTTTCAACTTGCTCGGCCAGAAACTTGGATTAATAAATTTTTCTATCATTTGTAATTGTTCGTCGTTGAATGATTTTAACATCCTTTGGCCTGCGTTGCAACCTAACATCAACCATGGACTTATCTTGCCCTGTTGTATGTGTGCCACTGCCCTGTTAGTGTTTACAAGACGGAAGTAGTCAGACCACTGTGCGTTCTGTTCAGTCGCCCAGTCCATCATTGTTGCGATACTTCTCTGTAGTGCGGACTCCACAGGTTCTGTCTTCAGTGTCTCGACCAAATAAATTTCATACAGGTCGTCCCTTGCCCAATGATCCAGTTTTACTTTCGATTGTAGCACATAGTCTATGTATTTGTCAGGATACAAAGGGTTGATATGCATCATGTATCTACCAAACTTCACGAATGCATTGTAGTAGGCACTCTTTACGAAGTCATCGTACGTCTTTGTTTTTGAATTGTGTTGATGTATCTTATAGAATCTCTGGAACACCATGAATGCATTTACTACCCATTTCTCATCTTTTTGTAGATATCGTCTTTTGGGCTCACATAAGTGGACCTGTAGTGTCCTCTGTTTTGCAAATGTCTTGCCGCAATATGTACACTTGTTGAGACTAGCCATTAGAAAGTTCCCGTATTAGATTATCGTGTTGTGTGTTTTTGATCAATGTTTGTCTATTGTGTTCGAGTATTGGAATCATTTTCTCGTATAATGCATTTATTTGATTAATATCCATTGAACAGATTTTCTTTATTATGTCACGTATCTGTTTTATTTTGTTCACATCATTCATGTGGTCGTATGATTCGTCCCAAAATTCGTGGAATGTCTTGAAACCTCGCTTATGCAAATAATCGATTGATCCATTGTCACCATTTATACAGAAAGGTGACCCATACGCAATTGGTTTCCATGTCTTCTCGGTAATATATACACCGTCGTGCATTTTTTTAGTTTCAGATGCTATCCACAGAAACGAATCCAAAAAAATATGGTGCTCGTCTAGTGGACCGCCCTTATCCCAATGTCGGTTAGACATGTCATCAAAAACTAAAGGTAATTTGCCTTTAAAATTGTCCGCGTTATGAGACCAGCCATCGAAGTTACTCATAAATGCAGAAGTAGTAACTTCGTCGTCAATCCAGTTTGATTGTTTTGATTCATTCAGTTCCTGATAATTTCCACAACTTACAACACCGTTGTTGATTAGACCTTCACGCCATAGTTCATAAACAAGACCGAATCTGTGATTACGTGGTGTGCCTTGACAAAGGCACAAGAAATGATTTTTGAACTGCCTTTTTGTGATATCGTGTTTTTCCGCTATCGGTTGCAACATTTTCAAGAAATAATCATATTGTATAAATTTTACTGTGATCTTGTAACCCTTGTCTTTTAAAAAAGCAATCTGTTTGAGATGAAAATCCATAGGAACCAGCCAGGTAATATTCTCTTCTGGTATTGCTCTACCGGTGAACTGTCGCACCATTTTACTGTAAGGTACATTACCAAAATCTGGAGTAAGGTTAAACTTGTTGTGTTCCCAGGCAAAGGTATCAAAGAGATCCCATTGTTCTGTGACCATTATTATCAAGGGTCGGATTATTCCTTGTTGCATCAATAGACACATGTCATTTGGGATCTGGTTAATCAATAAATCTTCTACATCAAACGGCTGTCTAATGTGTAGAGGCAAATAGTTTATATCGTCCTTTGATATGTTTTTATAATCAACATATGTGAAGTCTTTGAAGACATTCTTGCTTCTTTCAATGAGACGCGTTTTCGTATCAGGATTCATTATATGATGCTTGATAAATTTAATTGTCGCCATGTGCTTCTATCAACTCCTCTAGTTCTCTGTCTGTGATGACCTTGTCTAGCGTTTCCAGATCAGATTCTTTCCATGTTGGATATATCTCCTGTAATTTTTTCAGACTCTTGTTAGGTACACGTTTCATTGGTTTTATCCATGGATGGAACTGTTGTTGCAGTGCGCCACACATGGCAGTCAGTATCCACAGTAGTTTCTTGTGTTTGCCCAGTGCGAAGCAGTGTTTGTTGACACACTCGTTCACCATTTCCACGTAGTGTTCAACGTAGAACACGTCCTTTGACGACACGTTTGATGCGTACCTCATAAGCATGTACGGGGAATACAGCGACTTCTCTTTGTCATCAATCCTGTCGAAGTAGTCCTTGTTACGGAAGTCTACTGCTTTCAGTCCGTTCCTTAGATCAAAGAATTTTCTATTTTTTTCTGCTGGCATATTTCAATCCAAACATCGTACATTCTTTTGGGGTTTCAAATGTTAATTTTAATTTCC